AGTTGATGGGAAAGGCAGCCGTAACTTTTGCACAACAAGTTGTGACTTCTACAATCTCCTATATATCATTTTGCTGACATCAGCAAAATGGATCTGTATGGGTATAAAAAAAGCCCATTAAACTATCATGAGCATTAACCGCGCTCTACGTTCCTGACCAACAGGATTGAATTGTTTTAGCACTGCAAATATGAGAATTATTTTTTTATCCACAAACTTTTTGGGATTTTTTTTGAAGGCGGAGCACTGCCAGTGC